ATCGAGTCGGCACGAACGTTGGTCGCAGGCGGCGACATTCGTTCGCTCGCCAATGACGGAACGCCCGAACGATTCACTGATGGCAACCGCGCGGTTGTCATGCCCACTCGCGCTGCCTTGCATGAATTCGCAAGGAACTGCGGAGCGGAGTACATCTATGTCTTTGAAGACGAGGCTTGGCATATTCATAAGTTTTGAGCGCGACGTCCAATCGCATGTTCTGTTCACGAGGCTGCATTGGAATGGGCGACTCGCCGGTCCGTTCAAGAAGGGCTTTGTTACCAGAGAACCTTTGGTACCTATCAACGATGACGTCACAATAGAGTGCGTCGAGTTCCATCAAGAACGAGTTGCGACCACATTGCTCCGCGCCGATCATCGTCGAGCCACTACCGCCGAAGAGGTCGAGCACATTCTCACCTTGCACTGACGAGTACTGCATAGCGCGAACGGCGAGTTCCGCTGGCTTCTGAGTCAAATGTGACATTGACTGCGGATTGATCTTCTTGACCTGCCATAGGTCCGTCGCACTCTTGGGACCGTAGTACTTGTGACCAGCTCCTTCCTTCCAGCCATAGAACGCCCATTCGTGGGCCCCCATAAAGTCCTTGCGTGTTAGGACTGGATGCTGTTTGTCCCAGATGATTGACTGCGAGAAGTAGAGACCATGCTTCTTCAGTACTGGTGGATAGTTACCGCAGTTGGCGTAGCCACCCCAGATGTAGAAGCAACGACCTGGCAGCAAGACTCGGGCAATGTTTCCGAACCAATCGTCGAGCAGTTGATCAAAGGCCTCATCGCTAACGAAGTCATTTGCCAGCGGACGATCTTTCGCACGGAGCTTTTTGTGCGTCGCCGCATGCTTCGGCTTGCCTGTCTCATGATCAACGCCAAACGACGCAGCATTCCCTTGGCCACCTTTGAGTCTAGAAGCTGCTCCATCGTTCGTGAACGACGAAAGGCCAGCGGCGATCGCGTTGTTCGATCGTGGTTCAACCTTCACGTTGTAAGGCGGATCTGTGTTGACGAGGTGGATCGCAGCGCCGGCCAGCAAACGATCCAAGTCTGCCGGCGATGAGGAGTTGCCACAGAGCAACCGATGGTTACCGAGGATCCAAAGATCGCCTGGTTGAGTGACCGCTTCGTCTGGTGGCTCCGGGATCTCGTCCGGATCGGTCAAGCCTTCATTGACGCCGGTGTCCATCAACTTCGCAAGTTCTTCAGCGTTGAAACCAAGAAGCCCAAGATCGTAGTTCGCTTCCTGCAAAGCCGACAATTCGATTGGCAGCAGATCGTAGTTCCAATCGGCCAGTTCCGCACTCTTGTTGTCAGCAATTCGGTACGCCTTGATCTGTTCCGGCGTCAGGTCTTTGGCGACATGAACCGGCACCTTCTCCAGGCCAAGTTTCTGTGCGGCCTTGTACCGCGTGTGCCCGCAGATGATTACGCCGTCGGTATCGACAACGATCAGTTGGCGAAATCCGAACTCGCGGATCGACGTCGCAACAGCCTCCACCGCGCCGTCGTTGATACGCGGGTTATTTTCGTAGGGCTTCACCTTCGCGATGGGCCAAAGTTCAACTTTCATGCGGCTAACCTCTTCTCAAAATGGCGTTTACAGAAACCGGACAGGACCGGACAGCGAAAGAAAGTCTGCTCAATCGCGCGACTGTTCCCGCGGGCGTCTCCTGACAGATTTGGCGGGCGGAGTACCTATCGCTCTGCCACTTTGGCAGGCGGGCCGTGGGCCACACGTTGGCCGCGTGTCGCGCGGCGCGGGGGACGCGGACCAGCGGCGGAACTCGCGCGACGACGCGAACGTGGGCCAAACGTGGCGACCACACGCGGTAACCGCTCCCAGCCGAGACCGCACGAATTCGAATCCGTCACGCGAATCCGTCACGACCCCCGCGCGCACGTGAAATCGGCGCGCGCGACACCGCGTGACGGATTCATATTTACACATAGTGAGAGAGAGTTTTTCCTTATATTTAAGGGGTTTTCCGCGTCCGAAATCCGTCACAGGAACCCGTGACGGATTCGTGACGGATTTCATCAAAAAGTCATCGCATACCGCGTGACTTGCCTGTTTTGTTGCCGAATCCGTCACGCCGCGTGACGGATTGTGACGGATTCGTGACGGATTCGATTGAGACGAATTCATGTGAGCCGATACCCGATGGCAGACTTGGTCTTGGTGGCGATCTCGACGAGCACGATGTCGCCTTGGGACATGAGCGTGGTGACCATCTGGTCGAAGTCGTGCATCTTGCAACGCATCGCTCGCATCAGTTTGTTGCGAGCCATCTGGCCGCCATCTTCTTTGAGCTTCCGCATCAGCTTCAGACACTCGCCATGAAACGGGTTCTCGGCCACGTAGATCGTTGCCAAGTACAGTTGCCGCCGTGTTTGATGCATGGCGAACTGTGTGGCCCATTCAACCGCCGCGATGCCGATCTCGGGGGCTTCGTGGTTTGCGCTGCAGGCGTAGAGCAACGCCAGCTTCTTGGCGTTCTCGCAGGTTCGGCTCCAGGCGACTCGAGCGATTTCGTCGTTGCGTTCATGTGCCCCGTCGTATTCGGCGTCTGCTAAACGCTGTAGCTGACTAACCGCTTTCGCCGCTTCGGGTGTATACGGCACGACTCGTGGCTCAGGGTGCACTTCCAGTAGGTTCTTTCGCTGCGTACCGGGTTGGAAATCTCCCCACCAGTGCGCGACCCGAAGAATCGATTCTGGTAACTGGCGAGTCGAACCTGGCGTTTGACCTTCACCGCGTTTGCCAACGTCGATGATGATCATGCGGGCGAAGAAGCCATTGGTCAGCATCCGATGCGACAACGACTCGTAGAAATACTGCGGCGTGGCTGTTCCGAACAGCGTCAAATGCGGTTGATCGATCTGAGCGTCGTCTTTCTGGTTGGCTTTCGTGCGGATCGGATAGACTTCGCTGGCCGACGTGTAGAGCGTTAACAGGATGTTAAAAATCGACTCGCGTTTACTCTCGCGGTCCAGGTTGATCTGGCGGAGCACGCCATCCATCTCGTCGTTTTGAAACAGCATCGAATAGTTGCGAGCCAGAGCGTCTTGAATCCCCTCGCCGCTGGCGAACTTGTCGCCGAGCGAGTTACTGTGCCCAATCTCGAAGAGCACACGCGAGTTGACCTTGCGAGGAAAGTCCTTGCCGGTCCCGCTGCTGGCGAGTGCTAATAGGTAGACGTTGGGACGCAGATCACCCGCGTCGCAAATCTTGCGACCACACAGGAACGACTGCAATGCCATGGCACCGCAGAACGCCAATGGCACGCTTGGATACGGCGCGTTCTTTAGTGAGTAGCGCATGACATCGTCCACGAAACCCGGAACATGTAAGAGCGAATCGGGAATCGGTCCTGGATTCGGGCTTTCGCTTTTCGGTGGCGGATCGGCTACGGGCTCGGCCGCGCCGACATGAATGGCCGGCGCGACATACGGGTTGCCGTAGCCTTCCCGTCGCAGTGCGGAGGCGGCCGCGGCCCATTCGTTTTTGCCATGTTCGAGCAAGGTGTAGGCATGGAAGTTGGAATACCCGTGCCCCGGTTCAAACGGAAATGCATTGGTCGAGAACACATAGAACACGTTGTCCTTGAGCGTCGCACTCGTGCCGTGGGACTTTCCAGGTCGGCACCAGTATTCATTGTCGCCACGTTTCTTAAGCGTCCAGCCGTGGGCGCGAAGCGTCGGTCGGATGTCACCGTGTTCGTTGAAGTCATCACCGGGACGTCCATCGGTGTCGCCACCTACTGGCGATCTGCTCACCGTCGCAGGTTCTGGATCGGGTTCGTGCTTCAGTTCCGTAAGTGACCACGCTGTTTCAAGCAACAGCATCCGTTGCTCTTCGGTGATGACGGGCAGTTGCTCGAAGCGTCCCTGCGTTAAGATGTAACCCGGCGTCGGATCGCACAGAAAGATACCGCCTTCGCCTCGTGTTTCGATCACCGTCAAGCAGATGACATATTGGTCTCCGACTTTGGCTGGTTTGTACTTCTTGCCGTAGAACTCGTATTCCTTGTTTTCCGGGACAACGACCTGGCGCTCGGCGAGTTTCAGGTTGCCATAGACATCCGATTCATGACGATAGACTGCGTGCCAGCCGCCCGAGGGCGATCGTTCCAACACAAGCTGATCGGTCAAACCCGGCGACTGCAGTTCAACCTTGTATCGCCACCAGACGAACTTCTCACCGCCACAGTCGAAGTCGATCATCTCCAGGCCGTCGGACGCCGGGCCGGCAACCAAACACATCGGCCGGTCGCGTTTGAACCATCGGCGCAGTTCGTCGTCGGTTGGAAGCCGATTCTGGTACTGCTTCCAATTCCCGGCATCGGGGCGCTTGTCGGCCAAGTTCGCCGGCAGCACACAAAGTTCGGCTCGCGTGTAGGCAAGCGCGACTTCGAAGTGCTTCGTCAAGGCGGCTCCTTCCTGTTCCCGGTTTCGCCTCTACACATCACCAAGGGACCTCTTCGTACGACGAACTCCGGTGCGATATCGTGAACAGCGAACGCAAGGAATGCGTTGGACGTCGGCGTTCGTTTCCATCGTTCGTGTCTCATCGAGAATAGGTCTTCCGTTCAGTTACAAGGCCGTTCGAATTCGCGCGCCGGTACGTCAATCAATTCGGGTCGTGTTTCCTCGAAATGCATTGCCCCCATCAAATTCCAAGCCGCGTGTGCGAGGTGATCCTCGTTTTCGTCACCGTCCATCCACAGATTGATGTGCCGCATAGCGTGGTTAATGAGCGCGGAAGCGGGCATGCCCAATTCCCAATTGCGCTCGCCGTGTCGCGCTGCGCCTTCGGCGTAGGTTTCCGCCAGGCGACGCAGGCCGATTGGCGTGATCAGGTCGTAGCGTTCGGACTCGGCATCGCCGGATCGCTGTGCGCCGGTTGGAAACTTGATGATGTCGGGCATGGACTAACCTTCTCCTGGACAACAGCGGCAACAGACGATGCAGTCGCCGCAGTCTGGACACTCGTTTTCGAGTTCGTGCAGGCACAGATCGAGCAGGGCAAGCTCTGATGCGGTAACGTGCAAACACTTGATCTCTCTGTGCTTCAGCTGCAATCGCGCGGCGTCACCGTTGATTTCGATCTGCATCTGGGTCTCCGTAATCTGGACGACAAACATCAGGCACCTCCGGTGAATGGGAACTAACGACTCTTCAACAGCCATGGTTCAAAGATGGTGCGACGGCCGTTGATGACGACGCCACAACCGAGGATGGGTTTGGCAACGATGCGGCGGCCGTACTCGAACTGCAGGCGGCTGGCATCGATGCCGCAGCCGACTGACATGCCGAACACGCGGAACTCGGGATTGGCCCACCACTTCACACCGGCCTGGCTGTGATAGTGGCCGATCACCGTGGAGCGGAAGTTGTCTTTGGCTTGCGTGAACGCTGCGTCATTGCCGCCGCGGCCACTGTCGCCATGCTTGTAGATCACGCCATCGATCGTCAGTTTTGAAAACCGTGGATGAACGGTCCAATCGACTTCCCACACGTCGGCGTAATCGCGCAAGAGCTGTGGCGGCAGACCAACGGTGACCGCCTATCGCTCAGTCAATGCATCATGGTTTCCGATCAACCATTCTGCACTTGGAAATGCTCGCGCCAAACTTGCCACTTGGCGTTTGGCCACATCGAACTCACGGACCGCGTTGCTGAGCGCTGGACTCTTCTCGTGGAAGCTGATCGATGCCCAGTCAACGAGATCACCGATATGCACAACGCGATTGATTGCGTAGTTGTCTGCAACTCGTTTCAGGAAGTCGACGTAGCCGCGTCGCATGCCGGGTGCGTGTGTATCGCCGATGATCAAAACGCGAGCCATGCTTACTCAACCGCACACAAGAGGAGTTGTCCTAGCAGCCAACCGAGGATTAGCGCGATGATTGCCGCTTGAAGCGGGTCAATCGGTAATCGCGAGCGGATAACTGTTGTCACGGAATCAATTCAAAATGGAATGTCATCAACGCCACCGAAGCTGTCGTAATTGTCGACACCAACTGGTTCGGGCAATTCGCCGAGCTCGTAGTCGACGACTCGGTCGTAAGGTTCACCAGCGACACTGCGGACGGTGATGGAATGCGTGTCTGCGAGAGCGCCAGCTTCCGCAAGCTCGACGGCTCGTTCAGCCGTGGGCGGAACGGGATCAGGCGAACGTTTTCTCCACCAGGCTTCGGCCTTGCGGCGTGCAAAACCAGTGTGCTCGAAGCAAACCCATTCACTCACGAACTCGTTAAAGCCAACTTGATACTCGACGCGCATCGTCTTCGGCGCGTCCTCATCCGCACCGCGTTTTGTGTGGACGTAGTAGGTGACGTCCTGCACCTCATACACCGTGTTGGTGATCTCACCCGACAGCACACTAGCGGACGACGCTTCAGACTCGTGCGGGTTGCGGTCTGGCGGCGGGAACTCATATCCGCAGTCGGGACACACCGCGTAGCCGGCGGCGATGACCGAATTGCATTCCGGACATTCCTTCGCGGGCGCGGGACCACCTTCACCGGGCTTTTCTTTGACCTTGATCTGGTCGATCGGGCCATGGCGCTCGATGTTGCCGCCGAAGTCGAGGATCTGGCAGTCCTGTTTGTCTGGATGTTGACGTAGTCCTCTGCCAACCATCTGGACTAGCAGCCCCGGCGACATCGTGGGTCGCAGCAAAGCAATGCAGTCGATGTTCGGTGCGTCGAAGCCGGTGGTGAGGACATTGACGTTGCAGAGATACTTCAGCGGTTCGCGGCCGAACAGTGTTCCGGATGAATCGCCGCGGAAACGAGCCAACAACTCTTCCCGCTCCGACGCTGGCGTCTCGCCGCAGACGAATCCGCACTCGGCGTTATGCTTTTCGCGTAATATGCGAGCGATATGTTTGCCGTGCTCGACACCGGAAGCGAAGATCAAGCACGACTGGCGGTCCGCCGTCCGTTCGACAATCTCCCGGCAGGCGGCTTCCACCAGCGAGTCACGATTCATGAGTGATTCGAGTTCGCCAGCCACGAACTCACCGCCGCGGACAGACACGTTTTCAGTGTGTGCTTTTGATTTGCCGGCTTTCGAGACGAGCGGGCAGAGATAGCCGTCGCGGATCAACTCGCGGATGCCGATCTCGTAGCAAACGTGATTGAGAAAGTGATCGGGAGAACAGATCAAGCCGGATTTCAATCGAAACGGCGTGGCCGTCATGCCGATGACGCGGAGGTGTGGGTTGATAACCAAAGCGTCGGACAGGAACTGTCGGTACATCCCGTCGCCCTCGGTCGTAATGAGATGTGCCTCGTCGACGATCACCAAGTCGAATGCGTCGAGTTCGCACGCGCGGCGATACACTGACTGGATACCCGCGCAAATTACGGACGACTCCGTGTCACGTTTCTTCAAACCGGCCGAATAGATTCCAACTTTCACGTCAGAGCAGAGTCGTCTGATCTTGTCGGCATTCTGTTCCAGCAACTCCTGGACGTGCGCGAGTACAAGGACGCGTCCGTTCCAACGAGTAACTGCGTCGTTGGCGATCTGAGCAATCAGGACACTCTTGCCTGATCCGGTCGGACAGACCACGACCGGATTGTCATCGCGATCTCTCAGATGTTGGTACACCGCGTCGATGGCAGCGTGCTGATAAGGTCGCAGTTTCACTCCTGCTCCTCTTTCAGTCGGCGAATCTCGCGATCCAGATACCAACGGGCTTTCTGCAGGTCGTTAAACCTGTTCCCCTTCCGGTCGGCGCGGGCGACGTACTTGACGACGTTGCCGAGATGAAAACCAAGCTCCCATGCTTCGATGGCGTCGATAACTTCGATTCGGCTGAAGGTGTAATGCGTTGGTTGATTGATTGGATCGTCGGGCGGTTGGTTTTGTCCGACGAGTACGGGATCACTTGGAATCGCCATTGCTATGCCGTCTCCGCAAGTTT